AGCAGACAGAGGTATTTAATGATAGTCACCGTTTTAAAGTGGTTGCTGCAGGACGAAGATTTGGAAAGTCTCGCCTTGCTGCTTGGACCCTCATCATTGAAGCATTAAAGTCAAAAGAAAAGGATGTCTTCTATGTGGCTCCAACATTTCAGCAAGCTAAAGATATTATGTGGTCAGTTCTCAAAGAGCTTGGTCACGAAGTTATCAAATCTGTTCACGAGAATACGGCAGTTATTACGCTTGTAAACGATAGGAAGATTTACCTAAAAGGTTCTGACCGTCCAGATACAATGCGGGGTGTGGGTCTAGCGTATGTCGTAGTTGACGAGTATGCTGACATGAAACCACAGGTATTTGAGCAGATTTTACGTCCTGCCTTATCAGATGTAAAAGGTGGGGCTTTGTTTATTGGTACACCAAAAGGACGCAACCATTTCTATGAGTTGTACCAAATGTCTCAAAAAGGTGAAGATGAAGATTGGGTTTCTTTTCACTTTACCTCTTTTGATAATCCGCTACTTGATCCGAAGGAGATTGAAGCAGCAAAGAAGTCAATGTCTTCCTTCAGTTTTAGACAGGAATACCTTGCTTCTTTCGAAGCCGCCCAGTCAGACCTCTTCAAAGACGAATGGATTAAGTATGTTGATTCTGATGATTTGCCTAGTGACGGTTCTTATTACATCGCTGTTGATTTGGCTGGCTTTGAAGATGTAAGCAAGCAAGCCAGTAATAAGAAAAAGCATCTGGATGAGACAGCAATTGCAGTAGTGAAGGTATGTCTTGATGGTTGGTATGTAGATACGATTGTAGCTGGAAGATGGGACATCAAAGAAACCGCAAACAAAATATTAGAAACAGCAAAAAATTACGATGTTCGATTAGTAGGTATAGAGCGAGGAATGGCAAAGAACGCCGTACTCCCGTACCTACAAGACTTGATGAAGAGAAGGTCGTTTTTCATTTCAGTAATAGAACTAACGCACGGCAACAAGAAGAAGACGGACAGGATTGTTTGGGCGCTCCAGGGACGCTTCGAGCATGGAAGGATTAAATTAGTAAGAGGCGATTGGAATAAACAGTTTATTGATCAACTGCTTAATTTTCCAAACTCTCAAGTGCATGACGATTTAATTGATGCCTTAGCCTACATCGATCAAATCGGTATTACAGAATTTACTGACATGGTTGAAGAAGATGAATATGAGGCTTTAGACCCTATATCAGGATACTAATATGAGCGGAATTGTAAACTTATTTAGAGGTTTCATCAGTGATGCTGATTTATTAGCAGCTAGTTCTATGTCTGACCGAAAAGGTCTATTGACTATGAAGCCAGCTAAGTTAGAGCGTCCTGAAATCATTGGCGGGCAAGAAGCTTTAATTAATTATACTGCCGTTGCTCCAGATGAAGAAGTAAACTTAATTGAACAAAACATGAAGCTTGCTAGAAATATGGCGGCTCGTGGCGCTTCATTTGAAGATCAAGTTGCTCGTACTGGAATGGGCATAGGCCCAGATGGAAAACTTAGATTTGAGATTCCTGACACTGGAGCTAAGCTAACAATTCCTACTGATATGCTAGAAGAGGGTGAAGTTTATAAAGCTAAAGATTTGTTAAGCCATCCTAGACTATATAATTTTTATCCTGACCTAGCTGAAAAAGAAATTCGTATTGTTAATGAACCAGACAAACCACAATCCTTTGGGGCTTATAACTTTAATAGTCAAGTGATTGACTTAAATATTGGTTCCCAACCCTTCATTGATAAAAGTCCAGTACAGGTTGTATCGGGTTTATTACATGAAGCTCAGCACTATGCGCAGCAAATTGAAAGGTTTATTCGAGGCACAAGCCGAGACAAAGAATTAAAAAAATATACAAACAAAAAATGGTTTGATGCTTCGGAACAAGATAGACAAAAAGCCACAGCAGATTATTTAAAAAACTATGGTGAGGCTGAAGCACGAAATGTACAGCTTCGTTTTGAAGACCCAATTTGGGCAAAGTTTGGCCCACAGAAATCAACAACAAAAGGTAAAACATTTCCTCAAACTATGGGGCAAGACCCTTTTACAGTGGAGCAGTTTAAACGTCCTCTTGGTCCAACGGAATTTATTAATCAAGCAGGTGAATCTGTTGACTCTCGGTTAGAATACACTGATCCTTTTGGCGATACTACTAGGGAAATCTAATGGCACAAGATAACAACATTGAATACGATCCAGTTTCTGAAGCGGATCAGGAGCTAGTTAAGTATGTTATGGCTCACTGTGACCGCTGGCGAGACCACAAAGAAGTAAACTATGGTGATGACTGGGACGAGTACGAGCGTCTCTACTATGGTATATGGTCCGATGAAGACAAGACTCGTGACTCCGAACGCTCTAAAATTATTTCTCCTGCTATCCGACAGGCAGTAGAGAATAAGACCTCTGAGATTATGGAGGCTACAACTGGTCGTGGAGAGTTCTTTATCCTTGAAGATAATGCATTAGACGAGAATGGCACAGAGTTAGATGTTGAATTAGTAAGCCGACAACTACACGAAGACCTTAAAAAGCATAAGGTAGACCGTTCCTGGGGCGAAGTAAATAGAAACGCAGAGATCTATGGTGCTGGTTTTGCAGAGATTCAGATTAAAGAAACACTAGAGTTTGTACCTGCTACTCAGCCTATCCCTGGCTCGGCTACTGCTGCGATTGGTGTTATTGAAAAACCAGTTACTGCAGTCTTTATTAAGTCTATTCATCCCAGGAATATCCTTTGGGACCCTAACTCTGATACGGTAGATGATGGTTTAGGTATTGCAGTTGAAGAATATACCAGCCTTTTTAAAATTGTTAAAGGTATGGAAGATGGAATATACCGTAAAGTTGATATTGGACCTGCATATACTGACAACGATCTCGAGCCTACACAGCTAGATGAATTGTATCAAGACGGAAAAGTCAAGATTCTTCGTTATTATGGCTTGGTTCCTCGTAAATATTTAGAAGTTGTTGAGAATAACGGCAAAGAAGTAGCTAATCTGTTCCCAGAAACAAGTGAATCCAATAACTATGAAGACCTTGTCGAGGCTGTAGTTGTAATTGGTAACGATTCTAAGCTACTAAAGGCTGAGACTAACCCCTTTATGATGAAGGACAGGTCTATTGTTTGCTATGTTCCTGAAAAAGTACCTGGAAGATTGATTGGTATTGGTACAGTTCAGAAGGGCTACAATATGCAAAAGGCTATTGACGCTCAACTTCGTAGCCACCTTGACTCTTTAGCCTTGACTACAGCGCCTATGATGGCTGCAGACGCTACAAGACTGCCTCGTGGTGTGTCTTATCGCGTTCAGCCTGGAAAAACCCTGCTTACCAACGGTAATCCTAACGAAATTCTTTATCCGTTTAAGTTTGGAAGCACTGATGCTGCCAATATCTCTACCGCTAAAGAGTTTGAAACCATGTTGTTGCAGGCTACAGGTACAATGGACAGCCAAGCACTGACACGTTCTGTCGCTAGTGGTGAGGCTGGCGGGGCTTCTATGAGTCTTGCTATGTCTTCTATCATTAAGAAGAACAAACAAGCACTGATGAACTTCCAGGATGACTTCTTAATTCCTATGATTAAGAAGATTGCAGTTCGTTATATGCAGTTTGATCCAGAGAGATACCCAAGCAAAGACTTTACGTTTATGCCTGCCTCTACTCTAGGTATGATTGCAAGAGAATACGAGCAACAGCAGTTTATTGGGTTGCTGCAAACCCTTGGGCCAGATAGTCCAGTAGTGCCTTTGGTATTAAAAGGTATTATTAAAGGCTCTAGCTTGTCTAACAAAGAAGAACTTAGTGCAGCACTGGATCAAATGCTTCAGCCTAACCCAGAGGCACAGGCTATGCAGCAGGCACAGATGCAGGCACAGATTCAATTGTTGCAGGCACAGATTGCTGAGCTTACCGCACGAGCACAAGAGTCTCAAGCTAACGCTCAAGAGTCTATGGCTAAGGCTCAGAAGGCAGCTATTGAAGCTCAGTTAGCTCCTGAAGAATTAAAAGTTAAAGCAACACAGGCTGCTTCTACAAATCTTGACTCAGCTTCGTCTGGAGAATTTGAACGTAGAGTTAAAGTCGCTCAGTTAATGCTTAAAGAAAGAGAAATTGAGTCTAAAGAAAAGATTGTAGAAAAACAAATGAATGAAGCTAAACAGCAAGATGAGGAATTTTTAAAGCGTCTTAGTGGAGGACGTTAATGGCATCTACTGATGCAAAACTTCTTGTTGTTGTAGACGAACTCAACAAAGTTAAAGAGACTTTAACTAAGGTAGAGCAAACTGCTACAACCGTTTCTCAGCAAGTTGGTCCAAAAGGCGATAAGGGAGATACTGGCCCCGCTGGTAAAGACGGTGTAGACGGTAAAGATGGAGTAGATGGTAGAGACGGTAAAGATGGCATAGATGGTAAAGACGGTGAAGACGGTGTCTCAGTAGTTGATGCAACCATAGACTTTGATAATTCTTTAGTTTTAAAGTTATCAAACGGTTCTGAGATAGACGCTGGTCAGATTATACCAGAAAAAGGTACTGCAGAGTATAACGCCTTTATGACTAGAGGCGAGATTATTCCTACTCAGTCTGGCAACTCTGGTAAATACTTAACCACTGACGGTAATAACCTTGCTTGGGACCAGATTAATATCTCTACCGCAGATATTACTGGCACTTTGCCTATTGCCAATGGTGGTACTGGTGCAACAACTGCTAACGCAGGAATGACAAACCTGATGGGTTTTACATCAACTGCAACTGCGGCTGGAACAACCACATTAACAAACACAAGTAGTTACTACCAATTATTTACTGGAACATCTACACAAACGGTTGTATTGCCTGTAACAAGTACTTTACAAACTGGCTGGACATTCCATATTTGTAACAATTCAACTGGTGATTTAACTTTGAACTCATCAGGTGGTAACTTAGTAATTACCGTTCTTTCTGGAACAACTGTAATGTGTACCTGTATCGGCACAACTTTAACTACTGCCGCAGATTGGGAAGCAGGCTACACAGATTTTAGTACTGCAACAGGAACCGGAAGTGTTGTTTTATCTACTTCTCCATCATTTACTAATATAACTGCAACAGGTACATTGTCTTTACAAGGAACATCTTCAAGCACATCTAGTTTTCATACCAATCAAACAACTGGAACAATGACTCTTGGAGGGGCTTCTGCTACTGGTTCAATAACAGTAGGTCGCTCAACCGGCGCACAGACCCTAAACCTTGGTACTGGCGCAACAACTAGCGGAACCACAAAAGCAGTCAACATTGGAACCGCTGGTGTCTCTGGGTCTACTACAAACATTGCAATTGGTTCTTCTGTGTCTGGCGCAACCAGCAGAACTACGCTAAATGGAATCGTTATAGATAGCATCAGCGCGGCAGTATCGGCGGCTGGCTCAACGCAAGGAACCGCAACTGCGCTGGTTTCCAATATCAACAATGTGACCGTGGTTGCCGCCGCCGCAGACGGTGTTCGTTTGCCAACGGCTACGGCTGGTATGCGGATTTTGGTCAGGAACTCGGATGCCGCAGATA